GGGGTCCGTAAACGGCACTACCGGAAGTTATCTTCCTAAGCACCACGTGAATGGTGCTTACCTGGTTCGGGGAGTATCGGCGACAGTAGCCTGCTGCCGCCGATACTTCCCTTACCAACCACTTTGCGGTTTTTATACGCTCGGATACGGGGGAGATCGCCAATTCTCCTTTCTGTCCTGCCCGTTTGAGCTCTGAAAAGAGCTGTTTTCGGCCTACATGGTAAGTTGCCGCACCGCTTCGGTTGCGATGCTGACTCCTTTACCAATTCGGCCGTATGTTCCAGGCAACCTCGATGCCACGCCGGAAATTCCTTGTATGATAGCTAACACACGCTGCCAAAAACTTTCGTTGTCGTAATAAGTTACTGCTGTGGGCAACTGTTGAATTATCTTGCGATACAACTGCATTGCGACTTCGTCTTTGGGTGACACAGTCATGTATTCGTACAGGGAGTTACCAGGCAACACCTGATACTCGACGCATGCCCAGGTCTTCAGTATCATGGTGTCGGACACGTTTGTTCCGATGCCTGAAATCTTGATTACCACGGTTTCGAAATTGTTGTCGAAACCAGGAAAACCTAAACCTGCGCTGAATGCACCTAATACGCCTGAGCCACCAATGGTGCCATTGTTGATCCCAACGGCAGTGTTGCCGCCGAAATTCTCCTGAATCGGTGTGAAATCAAACTTTGCTCCAGAATTGAAGGCACATGCGTACACACCAGCATTAAAAGGCGCGGTGTATTGCAATGCGTTGGTGGCATTAACTGCGTTCAGTCCAGTGATGTTGAAGGCACCCAACACAGAATTGTAAGGAATGACTTGCACGGGCAACTTCCAAGATTGGATATTGCCAGTCCACTGCATAGCGTTGGTGGTGGGTATGAGTTCAATGTGGTTGCTGATGTACCTGAACTTGTCGACGATGTCAGCAGCGCTGGTCTGGGTTGACCCAAACAGGGAACTAAAATCGCTGTAGGGAACTGGAATCCAAACGTCAGTGGCTAATGGGGCGACGCCAGCACCTTTGGTTAAATACCAATACGCAACGCCAGGAATGGGCATCAACAAGTAGTAATAATCAGTTGATGCGTTCAACGAGATTGGGGCAATCAATTTGTGCTTCTTCACCAATGAGTTGCCTTGGAAATCGTCTGGCAAACCGTGGACCTGAGTGGTATTGAAATCTGGTGGTGCGAAAGCACATTTCAAAAATTCCATCCCAGGCTGGGATACAGATTGCAACAAGGATCTGCTCAACTTGGCGCGCTTGGTCCTTTTCCGCATGGGGTAAGAACTAACAGCACCGGGGGTGTAGACTGCCATGGGTGCTGTAGCATACGGTCGCTGTTTGGAAGGCACGCGAGGAGGAAGTGGCCGTGGCGCTTGAGGTTGCTTGGCAGGTCTTGGGGTTGGGGCGTTCACACGCCGTAGTTTGGGGGGTAGAAACGGGTTTCTCATTGTTACTTTAATGTCGTAAAAGACACAAGTAGCACGTTACCCTCGGGGTTGGCAAGCCCCGACACCCTAAGGCTACGACGGTGAACACTTTTTCTACATCAATAATTTTACTTTGAGGGCCTGATGGTGGACCCACTAAGGTAGTGTAACATTTGAGCAAAACTAGCCACTAACTAACTAATTTTGATGGCTCGGGTTGGGGTGAGGTCGCACACTCATGCTTCTTAAGCCCGTGCCCCGGATACATTTGTATCATTGTTGTTTGTGGGCTTTGGCCCACGCTTGTGCTAGGTCTGTCCCGACGAATGCCACTGAATGCATGATTCGGTCAATGGCCATGCGTACCAGTGTATTGGTCAAAGACGTGTCTGGCTCGCCACTGAGCATGCCTCCTTGCTGTGTGTATGTGAGGATCATCTGCCCGACATCGGCAGTCATGCGCGTCTTAGAAACGTACTGCATGTTTTGGAGAATGTCTCTAGTTGCCTTTGGGTAATACCGCCACGCCAGGTCAACAGCGCGTCTAGTTGCCATAGTGTGGTTCTTGTCAAATGCGCTGGCGTCAGTGCCGTCAGAGTAAATCGACGACTCAAACAATGCATTAATGACGTTTCCCATAGTCACCGGGTCACACCCTTTCATCCAGACGGTTTCAGTTTTGTGTATACACCCTGGTAAGGTTGAATACACTCCTGGTTCGAAGCATTTACCCAAAATCTTCGCGACTAACTGGGTGATTGGACCGCGCAATACAGCGA